CGGGCCCAAGCGATGATGCTCGCGCGCCTGCTCGCGGACCTTGAGCCCGGCCACTCTGGAGCGTGCGATTTTGCGTTCGTGGCCCGGCGGGACTGCAAGCACGATACCGCCTCGATTAATTACGTCTCAAGGAAATTCACCGTTTTCACCGCGATTTCCCAGAGACCTGAGGTCGGCTGGCCGCAGGGATGCAACGGATTATTTTTCGGAAGCATCGACTGGTGCCTGCGCGGAATCTCCGGCGGGAAGCTGCCGAAGTATAAGGCCATTTTCAACCTCGCCTCGGACACCGCGCCGCTCGTCAACGACGGGCTGCTTTATCTTCATAGCGAGTGGGACCGATTGCGAAAGCACGGAGTCAAAGTTGCCGGCGCGATGGTCGGCGGCAACGCGCGCTGCCAAGGCGGGAACCATATCAACGCGGATTGCATGCTACTTTCCGGCGAATTGGATTTTTTGACGTTTCTCGCGAAACAGGCAGGCAGAGTAATTCGCGGAGGCGGCGGGCACGACTGGGTGCTGGCCCCGCAGTATGAATTGAAGGGCTGGGCGAACATACCCGGCATTCAGTCGCACTGGAAGCGTCCGACGTTCCAGCCAGCAGAGTGGGATATTTTGCGCGCGGCCGGCGTTAAGTGGGTTCACGGCACGAAGGACAACAGTCTGCTGGAGATTGCCCGGAAAAGGTTACTCTGAAATACGCCCTCACTTATTACGACCATTCAGAAAATCTCTGGCAGGAGGGGGAGATGCGAGAACTTCTAAAGTTGTGGTCGAGGAGCTTTTCTAAGTTTGGGTGGACTCCCGTTGTGCTCTCGATGGAGGACGTAAAAACACATCAACGATTCGATTTTTTCTTTGAGCATTTTAACAGTAAGCCGACAGAGTATCCTAGAACTTTTACAAATGCCTGCTGGCTACGACACCTCGCGGCGGCGCATTTCGGCAATCTCCACAACGAAAATGTGGCTTTGTTCGACATGGACGTGATTTGCTACGGCATGGAACCACGAGACCCGGAACCCGGGAAAATGGAAGTGCTGTGCTCGGAACCCCCCGCCAGCATATTTTTAGGGGCCGTGCTGGGGTCCCCGACTCATTTTTTAGATTTATGTGAGTTGTTTGTGGCTTGGAAGCCGGACGAGCTTGATTTTATTCAGAGACTCGGGATTTATCATCAAGACGACCTAAGTATGTTTGTGAGGATGTTTCATCCACTCCCGAATGATGCGGCCCGACCGAAACCCGAGTGGCTTATCAAAAGCCCGGGATGTGCGCTGTTTGATTATTCAAACTACCGGACCGAGAAGCTTGTTCACTTTGGAAGCGGGGCCATGAAGGCCCGAGGCTGCTGGCCGAAGCACCATTTTATTGAAGCTATCCGCCCCTTTTAGTCATGACACCTGACGAAAAACGAGCGGTTGACCGTCTTGCCAAAGCGAAGTGGAGGGAGGAGAATCCCGGTCGCAATGCCGAGCAAATGCGAGAATGGAGAAGGACTCATCCGGGACGAGATGCCGCAATTGCAAGAAAATACCGGAAAAAGAATCGTCTCGGAATTCTCAAAGAGCAGCTAAAACGATATTATGGCATCTCACTTGAGGTCTGGAACTCCCTGATGGAGTCCCAAGGCGGGAAATGTGCTATATGCGGAGGGGTCCCGGTCCAAGCTCGATTGTGCGTTGACCATGACCACAAAACCGGAAGGATTCGCGGTCTATTGTGTCGTAAATGTAATGCGGCGCTGGGGCTTTTCTCTGATTCCCGAGAACTTCTCAAGAAGGCGGATGAATATTTATCACAACAATGAATCTCTATTCCAAAATTTGCGTGATGGGGCACCGAGGACTCGTCGGCTCCGCGCTCGATACCGCTCTGCGTCAGCGTGGATACAAGAATCTCGTGTATGTTCCCCGGCAGGGTCCGTGGAAGGTCGATTTGCGAAACGCGGCGGAAGTGAGTCACTGGTTTTCCGTGGCGAGACCGAAGTATGTTTTCCTCGCCGCCGCGCGCGTTGGCGGCATCAAGGCCAACATCGCGAACCCGTCGGAATTTCTTCTCGATAATCTGCGCATCCAAGAAAACGTGATGCTGAGCGCGGAGGAATACGGATGTGAGAAACTTGTTTTCCTGGGCAGCTCGTGTATTTATCCAAAAAACGCGGAGCAGCCGATAAAAGAATCCGCCCTGCTGACGGGCTCGCTGGAGCCGACTAACGAGGGCTACGCGCTGGCGAAAATCTGCGGCGTGAAGCTTGGCCAATACCTGCGGAAAACCGGAAAACTCAACGTGGTTTCTGCGATGCCGTGCAATCTTTTCGGCAAGAACGACAACTTCAACGAGCACGATGCGCACCTAGTCCTCGGGCTCATTGCCAGACTGCACCGCGCGAAGTGCGAGAACGCGCCCGAGTTTGTGATTTGGGGCGACGGCACCGCGAAACGAGAGTTGCTTTACTCGGCCGACCTCGCTAGCGCGCTCATTACCGTGATGGAGAAATACGAGGACGTAGAGCCAATCAACACGGGCTCCGGCGAGGAGTGGTCGGTCGATTGCCTCGCGCATACGCTCGCGAAGGTCGTGGGATATCGCGGCAAGATTGTTTTCGACCCGTCCCAGCCCGTCGGCGTTATGCGAAAAATCATGAACAACTCGAAGATTCGTGCGCTGGGGTGGGAACCGAAGACGAAACCCGAGTGGGCGTTTCACGCGACCTACGACGACTTCCTGCTCAACCCGGAGACCCGACATGGAACTGGGCGACACAACTGACCCGCGAAAGCCGTATCCGCCCCCTCCGGCCGAGCCTGTCAGAGTTTTTTGCCCGCAGCGTTTTGCGTCACTGAGCCGTGCTTGGATACAGGCGTCGTGCATGACTAGCGCGGAATTTCGCGACGACGACTGGTCTTTGTGTAAGCTGATGATTTTTCTGTGCCCTATCCCTGAGAGAGTTACCCCCGAACTCGCCGAGCACATAAAAAAATTCTTTGTTCGCGACGGACGAGAATCTTTGGTTTACGAACTCGACCCGTTATACGGACGATTTTTTGAATGGGGTCACGATATTTTTTTCCGCGAGCCGTGGAGGATTTTATGCTAACTGAAATCCAACAAATATTTTTGAAAATCTGCCTGTCCCCCGCCCCCGGAAGGGGTTTTGATTTGTGGAGGCACCGAGAAAACAACCGAGAAAGATTGCGGGAGCGGGCCAAGCTTCACGCCCGGTTGCCGGCGTCCCGGGAAAAAGCGAAGGCGTGGTGCAAGAACAATCCCGGAAAGGTCAAAGAAATAAAATCGCGGTGTCGGAAAAATCGGGAGGCATACAATCAAGACCAATACCGTAAAAGAGTCTATGGGATTTCTCCTGAACGATTTCAGGAAATGCTGTCCTCCCAAGGTGGACGATGCGCAATTTGCAAGAAAAATCCAGCTACAGATATTGACCATTGTCACGCCACGGGTCGTATCCGAGGAATTTTATGTGATACTTGCAATCGAGGGCTAGGATTCTTTAAGGACTGCCCGGAATATCTTAGGAGTGCGGCAGAGTATGTTACCTGAGGGACCACAAAAAAAACTCGTCAATGACGTGAGCGCACTGCTGCGCGAGGAAAAGCCGTTTGAAGCGGCTAAGCTTGTGGCCGAATGGGTGCGTTCGACAGGTGCAAAAGTTCCAGACCCTACTAAAAAGTCTGACGCTTATACAATACTCAACCTGCTTCTCCACTACTGCCTAAATAATGGGGGATTAGAGGATGCCGCGAAGCTTCTTTGGGGCCCTACGCAATTCACGGCAGAGCCGGAATGCGTGCGACGTGTGTGGGACGCATGGGAGAGAAACAATTTTACGCTTTTCATGGGCGCTGGCAGTCAAGGGAAGTCTTTTTCATCCGCCGTTTGGCTCTTTTTACAGTTTATTAGAGACCCAGAGTGGACAACCGTTAAAGTGCTGGGTCCGTCTGAGGACCACTTGGAGTCAAATTTGTTCTCGCACTTGGTATCACTCCACAGGTCTAGTTCCATTCCCTTGCCCGGAGAAATAGGCAAGCTTTTTATTGGTCTGGATAAGCGGTCTCGGAAGGGTTCTATATCGGGAGTGGTTATCCCGCTGGGCATAAAAGCGGCAGGCCGTTTGCAGGGCGTGAAACGAAT